GTCAGTTGGCTCGTCGATCCTAGGCGGGTTTTCGGCCCCACCATCATTGGTTTGAAAATTGCTCCTAATTCACTGCAGTGCAGTTGCGCCGTCCCCCCCGCGTGTGGGTGGACGATGTTTGTAGATACAGAGATTGGCGGAGGAAGTAATCCATCAGTACGCCAACAGTTTTGTTTATAGAATTTTATATATAATCCGGATAGGGAATCCATGTTACCCTAATTCCAGCACGCACGCTGCTGTCAAACCCTAAATACACGGGTCGGATCTTAAACCAACTTTGAACCCACTGAGAAGAACACTTAGGTGTTAAACTTTTGGGCGTTGGTGTCCGTAAATGGCAGATCAACTAGCGACAATCGCTATTTGTGCTGGGGATAACAAGTGCCTAGGGCTCCATAAAGGAGATATTCCTAGGTCTTACATCCGGTTTCTCTGTAAATATCAAACAAAGAAGTCCACGGGACATTGTACAAAGAAGAAAACTGACCAAATTACAATCCTCGGGAATTGGAGTAGCATCGCAACGCTACATCCGAGAGGCTAGTGGCAGTCAAACCAATGAATGAGATTAGTTCACCCGCAAGTGCGATGACCTGAATGATCTGAATAGCAGTAGTAGCTGCCGCGGCGAGGTAAGAATTTTCCTCGGGCGTAACGGTAACTGATGTTGTTGCTCCGGCGTACGTCGGAAAAGCAGTAATACCAGTACCGGTATATTCAAAGATCATTGTACCGATGAAGTCTTCAACAAAGGCTAACTGAGTCGGACCGACCCAAGTTAGCAAAGGATCCGAACCCTTCGTGGTCGCTGATTGAAAACCAGCGAGTGTTGTCCCTGCTGGGGTGGTCGAAGAGACACCCTGAGTAGAGTCAAGAAGAACGTGAGCGGCGAGGATATCGTCAGGCTGTGAAGGAGTAAGCAACTCAACTTCATACTCGACGAATAACTCTCCAGAATTCGCGTTCGGAACGGAATCCATGGAAGTGAAGACATTGAGGATACCAACATCGGCAAGGTTCTCGGCAATGGTGCCGATGAGAGCCGGAGCTACGCTATGTGAAACATAGTAGCTTTTGCGTTTGTTGAGATCTTCACGGTTGGCTTGATAACGAAGATCATGCCAAACAGGTCCATCAACACAGTTCCGGTTTGAATACGCTTGTGCCTTGCTCAGAGGGGCAGGATCTGCGCAATCAAAATCGACAAACATGCCGATACGACCGGAAGAAGCAGTTGTCTGACCAGTACGATACTGGAACGACAAACGGCGGAAAACATAACTCTCATAGTTACGAGCCAAGCCGGATAACCACGGGAAAACCGTAGAATTACCCGGATTGATCGTAAACTGAGCATTGGTAAAGGCATCAGTAGAGCCAATGTCGGCGAAATACTCACGATGAGTAATACAGACGTCGCCGTTGCGACGACTCGCGAAGAAAGGCTCAGCCTTGCGCGCAACGATCGTAGTTGATGCCACCGGTACTGAAACGTACTGGGTGACCTGTCG